AAATGACGTTGGCAGTTTGTGGTGATTACTACGATGAGTCAGACGAGCGAATGATCAGGGTGATTGGAAAGAACAACGCTTGGATGACTAAGTTCTTTGACGTAGCTTATTTAGAAAAAGACTACGACATCAGAATTCAGAACTCATCAGCTTTACCACGCTCACTTGCGGCAAGGACTCAGACCTTATTAGATTTGAATGAAAGATTTCCTGATCAGTTTACCTCTGAACAGGTGATTGACCTTTTAGATCTAGGTCAGTCTGACAAGTTCATTGATTCGGCTACGGTCGCAGTAAAAACGGCTCAAGCTGAAAATGAAGAATTGTTAAAAGATACTCAAGATGCTTTATCAGAAGAACAACTTGCGCCTAAAGAGTTTGAAAATCATATCCTTCACTGGAGAGAACACACTCGGATGGTTCAGGAGTACTCTTTCAAATATCAAACACCGGAAGCAGTTCAAGAACGCATGATTAATCACATCATGGCTCATGAAATGCTGATGATGGATGGAGCAAAAAAGAATCCTAAGTTTGCAGAGGAGCTGTCTAAGTTAGCTTTGTTCCCTCTTTTCTATACGCAAGAGATGGCGATCATGAGTCAACCTGAAGCTCAAGGAATGCCTGGTCAACCTGTAGGAGCACCTATTCAAGCTATGCCAGAGCTTCCCGTGAATCCATTAGTCGGAGGAGAGCCTCAATTACCTCAAAATCCTCCAATGCCGACAGTCGAACAACAATTAGGAGTTGAGGGTCCAGTTGCCCCAACTTCAGGAATCTAGAAAAGGAATAGTCAATGAGTGAAGTACAGACGCAGACTACACCAATGGTAGAAACTGCAAACGTTCAGGAACCAATTGAAGTGATCGGTGGATCAAGTCCCGTCTCTTGGGATGAGTTATCCGCAGTCAGTAATTGGAAAAATAACCTCACAAAGAACAAGGAACCTGATTTAAAAACTGCTCAAAGGCGTAAAGATGAAGGCGATGACTTAGATGAAGTACTAACCGAGAAAGGAGAAGCACATGGCACCGAAGAAAAAAGCAGCAAAGAAAAAACCGATGAAAAAGAAGTAAAAAAAGAAACTAAGGAAAAGGATACTAAGGCAAAGGATACCGTTGCAAACTCTAAAAACAATGTAAAGCCGTTGAAATTTAAAAACAATGGCCAGGATATTGAAATAAACTCCGATGCCTTAGTATCTGTTAAAGTGGATGGAAAGACTCTAGAAATACCAGTCCAGGAAGTGATTAATCGCTATTCTCAACAGCGCCACCTGGATGATCTCTTTAAAAAACATAAAACAGAAGTTGATCAATTTGAATCATCCCGAACAAGGTTGAATGATTCGATCAAGCAAGCTCATGACTTGTTAGCTAATAAAAAAGATTTAAAAGGTTTTACCGAGTTACTCGGTGAAAGTCTTGGAGTCGATGGTCAAAAACTCTTTGACGACGCTGTCGAAAAAATTCGACAAGTCATAAATGAAGAGGCATCATTGAGTCCAGAAGAACTCAAGCTGAAGCGTCTTGAGGAAGAGAATCAAGTTTATAGATCTAAAGCAGAGGCGGAAAAAACTGCTAAGGCAGAAGCTGCTAAGCTTAAGGATCTTGAGACTCACGTCTCAACCATTCTCGACCAAAAACAGATGACTAAAGCTGATTTTGTTGAAGCTTACGACGCGCTAGTTAAAAATGGCGTTCCAACTCAAGATATCTCCCCAGACATGGTGGGGAAGTATTGGGATAATATGAAGTTAGTTGAAACGATCTCATCGAAACTGACAGAAATAAATCCTGAGCTGCAAGGCGATTTTGAAGCAGTCGAAAAGCTGACGAACTTAGCGATCCAAACCCAAGCATCTAATGAGGAAATCGCTGAGGTGATCAATCAACTCTATGGCAATTCCGCTGCCAAAAAGTTGAGTAAAAAAATAACTAAAACATTAAAAAAATCCGTCAGTGACAATGGACCGAAACGTGCGGGAAGTGATCCATTGTTTTTTGACGACATCTAAAGGAATTAAAAGATGGCACAATTCTCGTTAAGTACTGCCTCAAATTTATTCAAGATAAAATATGGGAAATTAGCTGACAATACCTACAACTCCGCAAACGTGTTGTTAGGCCGTTGTAAAAAGGAATATAATTTTGTCGGTAAGAGAATGGACATTGCAGTCCCTACCTCTTTCGCTGGCGGCGTGGGTTCCGGTTCTTTGCCTATCGCTAACTACGCAAACATCCAAGACGCTGTGATTGAAGCGAAGAAAATGTATGCTGTAGGTTCTATCGATCGTGAAGCAATCAAGGCAGCCTCTGTCTCTGAAGGCGCATTCATTGAACTCACCAAGTTCTCCACTCAGAAGGCCGTTGAGTCCTGGATGAGAAACATGAGCCGATCCCTATTCAACGATGGAACAGGATCTTTAGGCACAACCACTGCAGCAGCTGCAGGCGGAAGTGCTGCAGCTCCAACGGTGGTAATCTCTACTACGACTTGGAAAGAATCCAACTTCGAAGAAAAAGATTACATCATGCTGGATAGTACTGCTAACCCATACAGCACTGCTAACATTTGGGAAATTACCTCAGTAGCTCCTTCCACACGTACATTGACCTTGTCTCGTATTGCTGGATCTGTGGACTTAACCGCTGACACAGGCGCTAAGACTCTTTACATGCAATACTCTAAGGATAACGATCCTTCAGGATTGAAGGGTGTGTTGGATGCTACCTCTGGTACACAGTATTCTATTACTGTGGGCCGACGTTGGCAGGCATCTGCTCAGATTGCAGCTTCTGGAGCTGGAATTACTGCAGATCTCCTCAATCAAGGAATGATGGAAATTCAACGCAAGTGCGGCAAGGTGCCTAACTTGATCATCACCTCATTCACACAGTACCGCAAACTCTTGAACATCTTGGAAGATCAAAAGCAATATTTGATCGATCCACGTGCTCAGGACTTGGTTGGAAAAATCTCCTTCCGCGGTCTTGAGTTCATGAGTGCTGCAGGCCCTGTCGGTATTTTCGCTGAGCGTTTCGTGGAAGATGACCGCGTATATCTGCTCAATGATAACTACATTACCCTGCATCATCGTCCGGATTTCGGATTTTTCGATGATGACGGCACAGTACTCCTCCGTGACGCAAGCTCTGACTCGTATAGTTTCCGTTTTGGGGGCTATGTTCAAATGTATGCGGTCCCAACCATGCACGGTGTGATCACGGGTCTTGCGACCTAATTGATTCTAACAACATGACTTAAGTCTCACGGATGAGGCTTAGGTCTTATTTTTCCACGGAGAAAAAAATGTTAAGACAAATTAAATCCACTCAAAGACTAGCTAGACAACTTGCTTTTAAAATTACTGGTACTGGTACAGCGGCTATCAATATCGGTTCTTTTGATGCAACCCTCACTGACAATGGAACAGGGGATTACACGGTTACCATTTCCAAGCACTTTGCAAGAACTCCAATTGCTGTAGCTTCCTGTCAGACTGCAACCTGCTATGCAGAAATTGCAGCTTGTAGTTCAACGGCTGTTCAAGTTTTGACCAAATCAAATGCCAACTCAGCGACTGACGCAGTATTTTATTTGATTGTTCAAGGCTATGATGCCGCAGATGAAACTTAATTCATAAGATGGGGCGCTATAGTTCAGCGGCAGAACAGGGTTGGAGCTGACGAGCCTAGCCTATGCGTGAGTTCGAATCTCACTAGCGCCTTATTTTAAAAGGAACTTAAAATGGCAAGTGTTAATAAAATTACTCTCTCCAGTGGCGCAATCTCTGGAGATACCTATACAACGGCAGTCTCTCTAGAAGGTCTTCAGGTAGACTTTGCGGGTCTTTTAAAAGTATCTGCAATTGGAGCTGGAACTAGTTTGGTCGTAAAAATTCAAACTAGCCCTGATAATAGTACTTGGATCGATTGGATTACATTTACAGCGGCAACGGCAACGACAACGGAAGTTATCCGAGCTACAACTTTTGGGATGACCTATGCCCGAGCATTCTTTGATTTTACAGGTGGAACAACCACTTGTACAGCTACCTTAGACTTGTATTATGACAAGAGAAGATGATTGACCTTTCAAAAGAAAGGTGATCATAAGAATAAGAATATTTACTGAGATCCGCACCGATGACGGGGAGAAATTGAATGAGCATAAAAGGTTGGTCAACACAGGAGAAAGAGGACAGACTAAGTCCTCAGTATGCGACTGTCGAGGGCGTCAGAACGTTACAGAACGCATTATCAGTGGTAGCTCATCAATTTGTTTTCGAAGTCGGGACTGACACTGTAGAAGCCGCTTCAACTACCATCCTAATCAATGCGACCGGTCACTCTGCCAAAGTCGGAGATGTGATTCGTTTTACATCTGGGACTTTATCGGGTCAGGAAGTAAAAGTCTATTCAGTCGCCACGAACTCGCTGACTCTCGCCGAAAAATTACCGTCAG